GGTAGTGTCTTTCAAAGAGAAAGACCAGTGGGAACTTGTTCCGAAGTATAACATCGGTAAAAAAGCAACTCCTGTTAAATAATGAAAAGGATTACCCACAAGTAATGATTTAACTTAGTCACTTATTCGCCTTTTGGGAATAAGTAATATTGTCCGATGTGGACAATAACTAAGGAGAATTATCATGTGGACTAAACCTTCTGCTACAGAAATGCGTTTTGGTTTTGAAGTCACGATGTACGTGATGACTAAATAGTTTTATCCCTCGGGATGGGAACCAAGAATTCACCTTAGGACTGTGAATCGTTACGAAAGCTGGCACGACGCAAAGTGTCCCTGTATAAGTAAGCAGGATTTTAATATGGCTCTCTTCATTCGCCTTATGGGTTTGCTAGAGAGTTTTTCGCTTAATAAAAGGAGAAACAAATGTTACATTCAGTAAACACATTCATCGACACTGTTCAAGGTGCGAAAACACAAATCGTCAAGACATTCGTTAAAGACGAAACCCTAGCCAAATCAATCCAAGCATTCGTAGATAGTCAAACTGCTTTCACTAAGCAAGTTGCTAAGACTACTTTTGAAGTTGCAACTGAGACTGCTAAACAAGCAGTTAAGTTCGATGCTTCTAAAGTATTCACTACCAAGTAAGGAGAAGATTATGACTACAAACTTTGTCCCTACATTCTGGGGAACTAAAGACTTGGATAAATTCTTCGTTGGTTTCGATGAGCATTTTAAGACTCTTCAAAAACTACATGATGATGTTTCCAAAAATATCCCTAACTATCCTCCATACAACATCGTTAAGACTGACGAGAACAAGTACACGATTGAAATCGCTGTAGCTGGTTTTGGTCAACAAGATATCGATATCGAAATTGATGAAGGTAAATTGATTGTCCGTGGTAAACTACAGACTGCTGAAGATCCATTGGAAGATCAGTTCTTGTTCAAAGGTATTGCTAATCGTGCCTTCACTCGTTCATTCGTATTGAATGATGAAGTAGAAGTTAAAGATGCAGAGTTGTTCAATGGTATGCTTAAGATTGCTTTGGAGCGTTTGATTCCAGAAGCAAAACAACCAAAGAAGATCGCTGTTAAATCTAAAAGTGAGAAGCAACTTCTTAACGAGGGAAAATAATATGCATATCTTAAAAAGTATTAAAGACTTTTTTGTTATGCTTATGCACTCTCTACATGAAGCAAAAGAAATGCAGAGAAACAGTAGGAGGATCCCATAATGAATAATTGGATTCCAATGACTGATGAAGATTGGGATTGGGTAAACGGTAAATCACCTAAACAACCTAAGTCTTGAGTAGTATAGGGAGGACTTCGGTTCTCCCTAAATACTATTCATGAGAGCAAAAATTTCACCTAATCTTATTTCGTTCGTCACGGTAAGACGTGGCGACTGGGTCATGAAGATATCTGTTTATAAACAAACAGAGGTGCTAGTTATTGCTCAACATTATTACGAATTAGAGAAAACGATTGTTAGACATTTTGGTAATCAAGACGAAGCAGCAAATTTTTTAGACATGTTAGCGAAAGAGGACACACAATGAAAGTGAAAGTATTTAAGATGATCAATGGCGAAGAACTGATTGCCGAGATTTTTAATTATTACGATTCTACAGTTGAACTGAAGAATCCAGCACAGATTGTTCTGCAGAGAACTGAAGGTGGTATGGGAGTAGGTATCGCACCATACATGCCATACGCAAGTGGTAATGTTAGTTTGTATAAAAATGCGATCGCTGCAGACTGCGATCCAGACCAGAATCTGGTCAACGAATACAATAGAATTTTCGGATCTGGTATCCAAGTAGCACCTGCATCAGCACTATCTGGTTTACAGATGCCCTAAGACCCTCTAGGAGAGAGGAAGAAACCTCCCTCCAGAACCTTACAGAGCCTTCCTTCGGGAAGGCTTTTTTGTTTGTAGATACAAGGGTTTACAATCCCCTACTCTCAGTGGGGTTATTAAATTTAGTTGTTGTCTTTAATTGCAACTTGAGGCATAATAACTCTATTATGATGAGAAAAGGAAATAATGATATGTTGAAATTCGAAAAGATTGCTACTGTTGGTGACGTGATTCGTGCTTATGACTTCAAACCGATGGTTGGTCGTAGCGACTGTTTCGTTGAAGGTGTTGTTGAAGCAATCACAAACGAGACTGGCTACAAAGCATACAAGATTACTTGCATGTCTGACTTCTTTGATGGTAAATTCCGCAAGGGTGTTCGTAGTTCTCGTGTTGGTAAGATTGTGTTCGTGCCGATGGAAGTTTCTTTCATGGAATACGATGCACGAATTATCAATCTTTCGAAGTAATTGTCTTGCAATTTTGTTTGATGTATAATAACTCTTATTGGAGAATTTTATTATGATGCTAGTGATTCGTACTCAATACATGGAAAACTATGGTGCTCACGATTGGGATGGCACTGGCGAGTGTCCTCAGTATTGGAAGTCCAAAGGTGGCTCTGAGTATAAAATCACTGGTGTTCCATTGAACATCGACTACGCAGAAGTTGTTTCTGCAGCTAATATCGAGAAGAACAACGACTACTGTCGTGAGTATATCCTTGATTGGTCATTGGAAAGCGATGACTACCTTTCTTGGTTCGAGAAATCACAGCTGGAATATGATGGCGAGATCGCTTGTCGTGAACCAGAAATTGAGTATGAAGAATTGGTGGTGGCATGATTCTCGCAAAAGAAACCACGAAGTGGGAAGAAGACTTTCAATGTAATCATACATACCTAATGTCTGATAACAAAGAAAAGATTTTCGGATACTTCAAGTTCCATAAAGCAAAAGATTTTATGATGTTTAAGAAACCGATACGTATTGACAAACGCTATCGTACTTTCAAAGTGATACAAGAAGGAATTAAAGACCTATGAATTATGATGCATTCTTCAACGACTTGGCTGCAAACTCGTCACGCAACTACAAAATTCAACAGCTTGAGAATCGTCGTGATGACCAGTTGTTGATTCAAATTGTTCGTCTCGCACTCGATCCCTTCACCAATTTCTACATCCGCAAAATTCCAGAATACACTTTTGTTGGAGAAGACTCCGAACATCAGACTACTCTTGAGATGGCTATCGAAAATCTCTATTATCTTTCTCATCGTGAAGTGACTGGCAATGCAGCAATTGCACATCTCCGTGCAATCCTTTCTGGCTTGCCTACTGAAGATGCTAAGGTTATCGAACGAATCATTCAAAAGGATCTAAAATGTGGGGTTCAAGTATCAACCGCAAACGCAGTGTGGACTGGCTTGGTGAACGACTATCCAGTAATGTTGTGCAGTCAGTTCGAGCAGAAACTCGTAGACAAGGTGCAGTTCCCAGCACTAGTCCAAACAAAGATGGACGGAATGCGATTCAACGCAATCGTAAGGGATGGTAAGGTAGAGTATAGGAGTCGTAATGGAAAAGAAATTCAACTACTGGGTAATCTTGATAGCGATTTCATTGCTCTTGCTGGTGATGTCGATTGTGTCTTTGACGGAGAATTACTTGTCATTCAAGGAGACAATATCCTCGATCGCCAGACAGGGAATGGTATACTAAACAAAGCAAACAAAGGCACGATCTCTGATAAAGAAGCATCATTGGTTCATGCCACTGTTTGGGATGTGATTCCATACATGTATTTTATTGATGGAAATTGTCCTGTTAATTATGGTAAACGATGGCAGACTTTGTTTGATTTGATTGCCAAACATCAACCTAAGAAAGTCAAGATGGTTGACACGTGGGAAGTTCCTGACTATGAAGAAGCAAAGACTCTATTTGAGAAATTGCTTGCTGATGGACAAGAAGGTATTATTCTTAAAGATAAGAATGGTGTCTGGGAAGACAAACGTGCCAAGCATCAGATTAAATTCAAAGGTGAGTTGGAGTGCGATCTTAAGATTGTTGCAGTTGAAGAAGGTTCGGGTAAAGCTGCAGGAATGCTTGGTGCTATTGTTTGTGAGTCTGCAGATGGTCTATTGAAAGTAAATGTTGGCTCTGGGTTTAACGATGAGCATCGAGTCAATCTATGGCATATCAAACGTGAGTTGATTGGTAGAATTGTAGCAGTTAAGTATAATATGCGTAGCAAAAACAAAGCTGGACAAGAATCTTTATTCCTACCAATCTTTGTTG